ACGAGAAGGCGCTATTTCTGCGCTTCGTTCGTTAGATGAAATGAGCAAACTTTCTAACGAAGGGCTTATCTCTGGTACTTTTGCAACTGGGCGTGTTGGAGCCACTAATCTTTTAGATACTCTTGGTTTATTAGGATCGGGAGATAAAGAAAAACTAGCACGTTCTGAAAATTATGCCAAAGTATCAGGTGATGTTGTTCTTGGCACACTTGGTGGAAAACTTGGTGCTGGTTTCTCTAACGAAGACCGTAAGTTTATTCAAGGTCTTGTTCCTCAGCTTGAAAACAGTCCGCTTGCTCGTCGGCAGCTTATTGAATTCATGCAAAAGAAATTTACTGACATTGCTAACGAAGCCACTCGTCTTGAGGACTATGCGCGTGAGAATCGCTCATTGAAGGGATTTAAGCCAAAGATTCCCCTGCCTAGTGGTGGAGGAGGTGTTTCTAGCATGTCCATAGAGGAATTAGCGCGACTTGCCGGTGGCCGTGTTGTTAACGGGCGTGTTGTGATTGGAAGGACTGAATAATGGCATCTAAAGAAGAAGCACTTGAAGAACTGAAGAAGCGAGGAGTTGTTTTATCCACTGAATCTATTTTAGAGGATAAGGGCACCACGCTTGAAGAGTTTACTAAATTTGGCGAAAGTTTACTGAAAGGATCGGCACGAGGGTTTGTTAACATCTTGGGCGGATGGGGAAATCTATATGATTACCTAAAGAAGAGTAATGATCCCAGTGCTTTTTCTTCTGCCGGGATTAGCCGAGCGATCCGAGATTTAACTGGTGTTGATATTCAGCAGATCAGAGGATATCGCGGAACTGGTGAATTTGGTGAGGCAGGCGCACCGGCAGCAGCATTAAGTGCCCTAGGTTTACCAGGATTGTTCAGGCCTACTCCAATGGGTCTTGCAAAAGAAGCAACTGTTGCAGGAACAACTGGTGTATTGGCCCCCGCACTGGCCCCTGACAGTCCGTTGGCTCAATTTGCTATTCAATCGACTCCGTATGCGTTGAAAGGATCATTAACTAGCGCAAGGTCAATGATCAACCGGCCAGAAGGACAAGTGCCAACCAATCTTGACGAATTGCTGCGAGTTGGTCGCATGACTCCAGGAGAAGCGACAGGCTCTCGTCCACAGTTAGCCACAGAAGCTAGAACAGAAGTATCTACACGAATCGGAGAAGCCGGAAATATCTTTCGTATTGCTCAGACAGAAGATGTCAACAAGTTTTTAACGGCTGTTTTTAATCGCGCATCTTCGCAAGCTGTTAGTCCGGATGTTGCAGCAACTTCTGCAATCACGGCTTTTAACAACTACGGGAAGGCTCTTTCCTCTAAGTTAAAGACGGACTCCGCAAGAGACTTTGCTGCTGCTAGGTCTGCTAAAGGAACAGTTGATACGACACCTGTTTTAACAGCGATTGACGACTGGGCCGCACGGATTCCTCCGGAAACACCTGGGTTTGAAGCGATTAAAACTGCAATTGCTCGTATTAAAGACGAGTATTTAATTCCTGCTAAGCCTGCGACTGTAACGCCCTCCGCAGTCTTAGGCCCTACCGGTCAGCCTGCTACTGTCAGTATTACTCCTGCTACACCCGCTGGTGTTCAAGAAATCAGTATTGATAGACTCCAAAAGAATCTGTCTGCATGGGGAGAAGCAGTATATTCTGGAAAAGCAGATTTTGGTAAAGGAAACATCTTTGAAGGCGTGGCCCCTGGACAGGTCAAAGGCGCCGCCCTTAGCATTCTCCGTGGTTTTAGGGAGTCTTTAGATCAAGCCATCGCTCAAGGAGTGCCGGGAGCAGATAAGCTGAAAGCAGCGAGAGACAACTTTAAGAACAATCTTAACAGGATTGAGGAATATTCGAACTATCCTTTAGTTCGTTATTTTGATGTTCCTACAGCTTCAGCACTGACCCCTGAAGATGTGATTGATAAACTAGCCAAGGCAAAGCCCTCTGAGAGACTTTTACTTGCTGATGTTTTAAGGAATCACCCAGACGCAAATGCAATCTTTGATACTGTGCGTCGATCACAGTTTGAAACGATTCTTAACAAGGCAAGAACTGCTGCTGCGGCTGCTCCGGAAGGATCGCCTAATATTGATACTAAAGTTCTGTTAAAAGAACTGAATAACAAGCAAGGCGATTTTAATTATCTTTTTCCCGATCCCACCACGAGGGCAGACGCTGTTCTTGCTATCCAGTGGCTTCAAAAGACGGCTAAAACTGCCAGGGAAACCGACGGCGGCATTGGAGGTAATGTCTATGGAACCACTCGTGGTATTGGTGGTACTGCACAGCAGGGCCTTATTCTTAGGGAATTAAGTTCTGTTGCTGATGTTATCCTTCGTGATCCTAAGGCAGCGGCTGCTGTTATCTTTGATCAGGACACTGTTCGTAAGATGGCAGAGGCACAGCGTCGCGGAAAGATCGGTAATGCGGCTGACTTGCTTCAAAGCATTGGAAAGGCCACTGCTGTTCAAGCTGTACGGGCAGGGCCTCGGATGGATACTGGAGGAGTTGTGGACACTTCTGAACCACAACCGCCACAGAAAACCGAGGAAGAAATTACCCAAGAACAGGCTTTGGAAGAACTTCGTAAGCGTGGTCTGTTAGGAGAGCAGTAATGTTTGAAATGCTAGGAGGCGGTCTTTTAGGTAGTATCTTCGGTGGCCTGTTCCGGCTGGCCCCGGAGGTACTGAAATGGCTTGACCGCAAAGATGAACGAAGCCACGAACTGAAGATGTTTTCTCTTCAGACTGACCTAGAGAAGATGCGGGGTGAGTACCGCATGGAAGAGAAGTATATTGACTTCAGCAAGGCCAATGTAGACGCTATCGGAGAAGCATTCAAGCAGCAAGCCGAAGCCGATAAGAAGGCTTACAAGTGGGTTGCTTCTATCTCTGCTCTGGTTCGTCCCGGTATCACTTGGTTGCTTTTCGGTCTATATACGGCTGTCAAGATCGTTACCATCATGTATGCTGTCAATAGTGGTTTACCCGCTATCCAAGTCATGCAAGAAATCTGGACTGCTGATGACTTCAGTATGCTGATGATGATTCTGACGTTCTGGTTCCTTGGTCGGAGCATTGAGAAACGTGAACCCCGCAATTGAACTATGTAAGAATGTTCTAGTCAAGCCCTTTGAAGGATGCGCTAAGGTTCTGCCTGACGGTAGGGTCAAAGCGTATCCTGATCCGGGCACAGGCGGACATCCGTGGACTATCGGCTATGGCTCTACTGGCCCTGACATCAATCCAGACACAATCTGGACTATGGAGCAGTGCGAGAAGGGCTTAGACGAGCACATGGAGTACTTCTATGTGGGTGTGATGAAGCTCTGTCCCGGTCTAAAGGATGAGCCACCCAGGCGACAGGCTGCTGTGCTGTCATGGGCCTACAACTGTGGACTGGGCAACCTTCGTATCAGTACCTTCAGGAAGAGGATCAACGAGAAGAACTGGGAAGAGGCTGCGCTGGAGTGTCTCAAGTGGGACAAAGCAGCCGGTAGAGTGCTCAGAGGATTGACTAGGCGTAGACAGGCTGAATCTTTATTATTGAGGTAAACATGGCAAACTTATTTGATCCAAGTAGTATTTATGAACTCCTAGCTAAGTACGGGGCCGTTCCTCAAATGTCTGGACGAAGCCCGTATTCCTCCGCGTCTGGAGAATATGAAACAGATACAAACAGAATTGTCGCGCCTGATCCAAGTTTAATGAGAAATCCTGAGCGTGCTGTATCTACGTTAAGTCACGAGATGTCACACGCTGCACAGCATCAGTTATTTTTTGACGCTGCTAGTAGAATCCAGACTAAAATTAGGAATAAAGAAAAAGTTTCTAATGAAGAAAAAAGATTCTTAGAAAATGCTAGAAAAATGTATGGCTCTTCATTCAGTACTATTGGACATTCGGATAGAAAGAAAGATAAAGAAAGTAGAGAAAATCTGGATGCTGCAATAGCCAAAATGTATAAACCGTCAGGCGCGTCTGGAAAGATGTCTAATTGGGACTTTTATCGAACAAGTCCTATTGAATTACAGGCATTTGGTGTCGGAAGAATGACTAAAGGAGGGAAACAACAACAAGAAGCAATTAACCCTTCAGATAACCCGCACTTAGACCCTTCTTTTGCAACCGAGTTTGCTATTTTGATGGAGCAGTTTAAGGGACTCCCGGAAGATGTAAAAACAAGACCACAAAAAAGAGACGATTTCTTACGGGGACAACGAGAGGCTCAAGATAAAAAACCAACATATCAGTTTGTTGACATAACTGCCGATCCCTTTAAGTCATCCATCAAATAATTAAGCCCCTGTCAAGGAACCTTAAATGGAACCTTGCAGGGGCTTTTTTTATTCCGTGAAGAAATCTCCGATCAGGATTTCAATGAACGGTATCTTTATGATTAGGCCAACAAAGCAAACAACTTCTTCTTTGCCTTCCTCGTCTAGCATACAGTACCGATTGATCTCATTGTGCTCGATGTCGAAGCCGATACCGAGCCTGAACTGTAGGATAAAGTTCACGGTAGTTCGCAGGCTCCAGCCGTGCAGGCCAAAGTCTGTGCTCCTTCTACATTGTCAGTCCTTTCAATGAAAGCATCCCAGTCAATCCCCGCAGGCATTGCAGCCTTTAGGCGTTCGTACTCCGCACTGTCGATCTCCTCATACGGTGCCTGTCGATAGGTTCCTCCGTCCATCGGCAAGAAAGACACGCCAGTAATCTTGTCAAAGTTGTCCCACACCCAAGCACCAACCTTAGGCCACTCTTGCTCTTTGACAGAGATGGTCACAGAAGGCTTGTGCTCACAGTAGTGTTCCTGATACAGCAGCCACAGACGAAGATGCTTGATAGCATCCAAGTCCTCACGCAGCACAGCACCGTCAGCCACAGCTACAGGGAAGCTGAACACTGTCGTGCTGTCAGACTTATAGAAGTCAGGCTCTGACGGGAACCCTTGAGACTTCAGGAAGTCAGTGAGAGGGTCTTTGTTATCAGAACGAACCCGACGAATATAATACTTAGCGTGTTGAGGATGAATACCACTAGCAGTGCCCGTGAGCTGGGAGACTGTACCCTCAGGTTTGATAGCTGTGATAGCAACACTCCGGTTGATACCGATAGCGTCAGCCATAACAGCATTAGTGTGAACAGCATGAGTTTTCAACTTCTCCAAAAGGTCAGGTAGACGAGGATCGTCAGGGTTGTTCAGCAACGAGTTATCTAGGATACCCGTCATCGACACTCCTAGCAGTCGTTCCTCTTCGGTGTTGTTTTGCCAAATCTTGCGAAGATACGGGAAGTTCGTAAGTGTTGACTGCCAAGTTCCCAGGATAGTTGCAAGACGCACTTTACGCTCAAGAGAACCGTAATCATCGCTAGGCCGCACAATGACAGAACTAAGATTACAGAACTGATAAGGACGTAGAATAATCTCACTACAGGGATTAGTACCCCACTCTTGATTCGGGTCACGACGACCATTGCGTGCTGCCTGAGCTTGACTAGCATACCGATTGAAGATACCTCGTTCACCAGAGTGTGATTCATAAATAGCAGACCATTCACGCATGAACTGACCAACAGAGGGCTTGGTCGTGTAGACTGCCGAGTTGTTGGCCAATGCACGCTGTGCGTTCCCTTCCCACCAGTTTCCTGCCTTAGCGTGTGCCATACGGTCATCGCTCAAGTCAGACAGGCTAATCATCGCAGACCGGCGTACCCCTCCAACCACAACGACTTCCCCGATCTTGCACAGAATATCATGGCATTCCAGCGAGTTAAGTTTACGACCAGCGGCTGTCTTGAACTTAGC